CTTGACCAGCAATGTAAAGCTTAACTTCCCATTTCATAATCAAAAAATGTTAGTCCAACGAGTGTGATTTGCTTTGGAAAGTCTTCCTTCTGCTAACATGTTGTCGCAGACTCTAACAAAGACTTCAAACTTTTCGGTTCGGGTTAGTGTGTCTGCTCCGTCGCATTGTTTCATCACACGGAGCATTTGTGCTTTGGAAGTAATCATTTTAGAACGTGACGGTAATCAATAGATTTGATGCAGAATCCTGCTGATGAAGTAATTTCTTCTACGAGATCATCTTCATCATCTACCTCCCAGAATGTTCCGACATAATCATCATAAACATCCTGTTGCATTTGTGGTGACAACTCGAAGTTATCATCTTCAAAATCAAATGTGATTTCAGTGACTTGAAATTGCATGATCAGAGATAAAGGAAGGAACCGTAAGGATCACAAATGTGAGGATTATCTGCCAACTGTGTGATAAGATAGCGGACATGTTTGGCAGGTGCTTTGTAACTAGCAGGTTTGTAACATTCACCAGAGTTCTTATCAACGAACATCCAGCAACCACGTCCCCTGATTCTTCCCTCAGGACCGACAAGATACTGCCAGACTTTAATATATTTGCGACCGATTTCCATCTCCAGTTGATTGTAAACAGAGTGACCAGATTCGATCGATTTTACTTTCCACTCATTGTTGAGAACTTCGATGAGTGCTTCAGTCAGGAATTGTGGTTTAGTTTGAGTGATGGTCATCGTTTGCGTTGTGCTCATACTATAAGGACACTTTAGAGGGCCCACTATACTTTACCAGGATTTTTCTAGAGTAAAGTTGGCGCGGGAGAATTCTTCACGATCAACCAACTTGAAAGAACCAAAATTGTTGTGAATAACGTAACCTTCATGTAGAGTTGGTTCGTTACCAATCAAGCAACCAATCTCATCCAGTTCTTGCACATAAACAAACATATCATCTTTGATAGACTTCACGAGTCGCCACAAACGAATGAGGTTGATGTCACAATCGCATTTTTCTGCAATATAATTTTCATTCACGGAGTTTCCCTCGCGGATACAATCATTGATTGCTTTTTTGATTTTTGTTGCTTTGGTTTTATTCACGAACTCACACAGCGTAGACATTTGCTTAGCAAACTTGCAAACATCTTGCAGATCTTCACGATGAGGATAAAGCTGTGCCTCAGGTTGAATAAACAAGCATTGCTTAGTGCTGATCAGTTTGTTAGTCAGAGGGAAAGCATATGCATCGCGGAGATCTTCCAGTGCATTGTAAATCGTATGCGGTACGATGATAACATCCTGGGTGATTATTTCAGGAAAAACATAAGTAATCGTATTGGGGCGAAAAGTATCACTACCGCCATACCCAATAAAATCACCCTGGATAATGGATTTAGTACGAGGCAAACAATCAAAGCAAGTGTGAAGAATCCTAGCAACTTTGCCCTCATAGAACTTGTCAATTTCATGATGAGAATGTGCAATACGGATCTTTACTTTGTTGAACACAGCTTTGGTGCCAACAAAGAACTTACCATTAGCAGGATTGGTTCCCCAAACAATAGCAGGAGCGCCATCCATTTTGGTGCTGATGAAAGAATCGGGATCAACAAACCAATCAAGACAGGAAAGATCACCCGTCAGGATGGTATCTTCGGGATGCTCTAGGTGGAGGTTCTTCATACTACTAGGACACTTTAGAGGGCCCACTATCACTTAATGGGAAGTTTTGCTACTGATTTACCTTTACGATGCCTATCAATAAAGTTCATTGCAGATTGACGATTGCGACACTCTTTGAGAATTTTGCCCTGATGTATGATTGCTAGTTTAGTATTACTGCCTGCAATCGGCACAGCAGCATAACACAACGGATCTTCATATTTACCGATCATAAATCCTTGCTCTGCATGTTTGGGATCAAGAATGTCACTCTTTTGCTGTGTTTTTTTCATACTAGGAAATTCTTTTCATATTCTAATAGGTCAGACGGTGCAGGAATCACATTATCATAATATCTCACGGCATTTTTCCAACTAGCACCAGTCTTTTGGTACAATTTGATACCTAGGTGTTGATATTTGAGATTGGTAGGAACATAAACTCGATAGTCGATTCCATCATTCTCTGTGAGCAAACTTAGTCGCTTGTTTTCATCTTTAGTGACACAAATGGTCATGCGAGCAAGATGAAACAAATTCTCAAAGATGACATAATCGGACAAATATACATCAGGATTGTCCATAATCATGCGACAAATAAACTGAGGTGAGAGACAATGATCGTGTGTACGTTGGTTCGGATTGTTCATTGCCTCTTCGCTAATCAACTTGGTGTGATTATATCCAGAGCTGAAAACTTGCTCATAGAAAGTGCGCGTAATTGGTCTGAAAAAATCAGGATCTCCCCAATGATCGATGTTAGAATTGAGTGCATTGAAGGCAACTTGGCAGTAAGCTTTCCAGTTCTTAGAGTTTTTCATCGACGAATCTCACTGATAGCGGGTTGACCTTGATTGAACACGACATCAACAACTGCCTGCACTTTGCGAGCAGTGCTGATGCCAACACTGTCATAAGTTGGGATGCAAACTAAACCAAACGTCTTAGATTCTCCACCCAAACGAATCACACGACCAATAGACTGACTGATACCAATATAGTCCATGTTACGCATGAAGATAACAGCTTCAAGACCATTCACGTTGATACCCTCAGACAGAATACTGTGGTGGATGACGACAAACTTCTTGCTAGAATCTTTGCCCCAAGCGTTCAGTGTATCAAAGAACTTTTCACGGTCAACTTTCTTGCCGTCGATGATCGCACCAGTCTTCGATGTGATTGTCATCCAAGAATATCCACGCTGAGCAAGTTGAACACAAAAATCAGACTGAGAAATAAGACCCATGATTTGCTTGGTTGTGCGAGCACAAATCAAAGTCTTGCTGATGTTATTGTCATCGATAGTTTCCAGAAGATTGTCAGCATCCTCTGCATACATTACCTTGCGACCTTTAATCAAAGGCAGTTGCTTAACTACAACTTTGGGAGGAAGAATGTATCCACCTTCAACCAGCTCAGGAGCAGGAACATTGACCAGAACTTGACCATAAACAGACCAATTCATGCCTGGTTTCTTAGGAGTCAGGGAATGTTTAGGTGTTGCAGTATAGAAATAGCAACGATCTGCGTTCTCTGCGAAGAACTCAGTGGCAGGGAAAAAGTGACGCTGAACACTGTTATGTGCCTCGTCAAAGTAAATCGTGTTGACCTCAATGTCAGCATCAACAACACGATGCAGCGAATGATATGTGGTGAAGATGATAACATTCTCACCAGCAGTCCGTGCTACGTTGTTGAACATAGCAATCTTTTCAGACTTGGTTGTAGAGAAATGATGTGTCTCTCCACTATGAACGTGCATCACATGTGTGTGAGCAGTATCAACAATCTCCAGAAACTCACTGCAAAGCTGCTCTGCCAACAAAATGCGAGGAGCAACAACAACAGTGGTGGTGCCATTGTTGATAACATCGTGACGACGCTGAGTATCAACAATCATGGTGAGAGTTTTACCACCACCAGTCGGCACAATCACCTGACCTTTGTTATACCCAAGCATACGATCAAGGATGCGTTGTTGATGGGGACGAAGGGAAATAGTCACAGTTGGGTAGTCTGACACCAAAGAATAATAATAGCACCCTCACAGACGATTGTAAAGGGCACTCAGAGTGCTTATACTATGAGGACACTTTCAAGGGCCCAGTAACTCAGGGAGTGTAATGTGATGCGTCTTTCTCTCTACCTTTGATAATATCTTTATGCAAACGCTTACCAGCTCTCACCATTTTCTTCTTCTCATCTCTGGTATATTCTCTCTTCGTTGTTCTCTCAATCTTCTCACCTTTTGGTTTTTCTGCCTTCTTCTTGGTGAGCAGTTTAGATGCTTGTTTCTCTAAATCTTTCGACTTAGTTGATGCACCCGCTTCTCTACGTTTGCGCTCTAAGTATGCTTTACGCTGTGCTTCTTTTGCACTCAATGCGGCAGATCCACGCTCTTTAGTTGGTTGCTGCTCTCTCTGACTTCTTGTTCTTTGAGTTCCTACATCTGAGCGAGTTTTATATCTTTTTGCTGCTACAGTTGTGCCGCCTGGTCCTCTCTTAGTGCGGCGCATTTCTGCATCAGATTTACGTCTATCTGCACCAACTCTTCCACCTTCTCCAGATTTTCTAATCTGAGAAGAACCCATCACATCTTTATCATATACTTCAGTGATAAATTGAGAAAAGGATTTCATTGGTGGTAGGAAAAGTCTCCTATTATTTAGTAAAACATAAAAAATTCAAAAAGTCAATAGGGGAACAACCAGTTTAGTGGCTGTCCCCCGTTTGTATCAATCTTCTGGTTCTTCTTCACGCTTGCGAAGTCCACCTTTACTCACAAGATCGTTATCATAAAAATACTTAACACGTTCACGGCGAGCAGCAAGCAGGATGTCATATTCTTCCTGTTGTTCTTTAGTGAAGATAAAGTTTTGACGCCTCCAAGTTTCACGAAGTTCAACCATGTGAGGCAGGACATTAACAGTTTCAGTCATTTGTTTGTGTGTAGTAAGAATCAGTAATCGTAGTTGGAGTTGAGATACTTGTTGAAAGCTTTTTCATCATCATCAAGAACTTCAAACAATTCTTGATCCTCAAAAACATCGAAGTTCACAAGTTCTTCGATTTGAGAATCATCTAACCAGTTCATGTGCATTGTGCGCTTACATCAATAAGACATTTTAGAGGGCCCAGTGTTACTTAACTAGGATTTGAAAGTCTTTACATCCTTGTTTGGTCATGACTTGTTCCCAAAAGATTGCATCATCAATTTTCAAAAAAGTTGCTTGGTGCTTTGCAAAACCCTTTTTCTTCGGTTTTAGGTATTGAACTTGGTACATCATTCCAATGTCGAATCACTCCAGATACAATAAAAGCGTTAGTGACCATGTAACTAACAAATATAATGGTGCGTATGCCAGCAACGTAATTATCGTAAGGAGCTGTTTTGTCGTC